TATAAAAAACGTTGACGAAGTTTTCGAAGACGACCTTAGCTGGTACGGTGTCGGGTAGGACAGACCCCGTTAAATTAACCCACGACTGTGCAATTGGCAGTCCATATTTTTCAAATCGTAATATTGTATATTACGTCAATAAGTTGTACTTAGAGGATAATATTTATGCCACCCGAAGATGATAACAACGATAATAACGATGGAACTAACGACGATAATAATGATTCGTCATCCATTGTAATCGACCAGAACGATCCTGATCCTGTAGCTCCTACAGTGGCAGAACAGATTCAAAAAGGTATCGACGATGCGTTAGCTCCAATAAAGACCAAATTGGACAAATCATTCGAACTCAGAGATGACGCTCTGCTGCAAGTTGAATTGCTGAAAAAGGAAAAACGTGAGGAAGAACTGAAACGCCTGGAAGACGAGGGCAAGCACACTGAGCTTGCTGAAGCAAAGTTGGCGGATGTGACAGCCGAAAACGCTACTCTCAAAAAGACAAACACCGAATTGACTCGGGATATGTCCGTGAAGAGCGCGTTGGCTGATTACGAATTCAGGAATTCCAGTGCCAATGACATGGCATTTAGAAATATCACTGAAAATCTCGTTCAAAACGAACACGGTATCTGGGTTCACAAATCCGGCGAAACCATAGCTGATACAGTAAAAGAATTTTTGGATGATACCGAGAATTCCTTTCTATTGAAAGCGAAAAGATCATCTGGGTCTGGCAGTGACGATCAACAAATCGATACTTCGCAAGGCGCTCCCAGTGGAAAGTTAGCTGATATGCCAGTAGCGGAGGTACTTAAACTCGCTGAAGGTGGAAACCTTCGCAAAAGATAGAGGATTTTTTTAAATGACTTTACGTACAAACGTAGCAGGTGCCACGAATTTTGCCCTGCAAGAAGCGATTGGAGCGTACTCCGACGAGGCATACACCAATGCTCGTAAGCTCTCGGGTACCGCCATTGTGAGTGGCAATCCTGAAATCGATACCAGTACAGAGACCTATTCGGGTCAGATGCGCTGGTTCGTGCCTTTGAACCCGACAATCAACGTCGCGTCATTGACAGATGACACTGACGGTTCACTGACCACATACGGTTCAGCGTTCTTGAATTACATCAAGACAGCCAGAACACACGGTGCTGAGAAAGTCAATCTGCAAAAGCTGGTAACTCAGCAAGACGGGTTGGCGAAAATCGGTCGTGATTTCGGTGAGACCAAAGCACAGGATGAGCACAACGCTGTTCTGTCCGTCATGAAAGGCGTTGCCATTGCTGAAGTTCTGCATGGTGCGGGTTCAGCTGGCGGTTCCGCCGGTTTGGGCGGTCAAACCTGGGACAACGATCCCACTGACCCTCTCTACGGTTTCTACGTGGATCTCGGTGCAGCCAAATTGGTCGTCGCTAACGACGCAACCAACAAAGGCGCAGCTCGTGCAACAGGCATGCTCAATGCTGTTGGTATGGCTTACAAGGATTATGAACCTCCGTTCTTCTATCTTGTAACCAGTCCTGAAGTTTTGGCATCGTTCCGTTCCGCTAACCTTGTGGATGAAACAAAGGTCACTGAAGGTAATATCACATTCGATACCATCTTCCAGGGCAAGTTCCGTCTGATTCAGACTCGCGCAAACCAGAGCCTGACTCCCGCCGAAATCGACATCTTCGATGCCACCAACGCCACCAAAGCCGGTGTTGATCTGGTCGGTGCGAAGACTTCCTACATCATCACTCCGGGTTCCATCGCAATGGAAGCCCTGGTGATCGACGAAGACGTCGAGATTGTCCGCGCTCCTGCCGCCTATCTGGGTGGTGGTACCACTCAAATCTGGTATCGTTGGGGTTACGTTGCTCATCCGGCTGGTTACAATTGGGCCGGTTCTCAGGACAAGTTCCCGAGTGATGCTGAGTACCAGTATGTTGTTGAAACCGGTACTCCCGGTGCTCTCGAAGACGCCGCTGTTGCACTTCCAGCAACAACCACAGGCACCTGGGTCCGCAAGACCGACTCTGTGCTTTCATTGGGAATCCTTCCCGTATTCCACAGCTAACCGGAGATGAAACATGGCTCTCGTCAAAGACACAAATTCGTATGTGACTAGGGCGGAGGCGAATACGTACTTCTTAGATCGTTTAGATGCCTCTTCCTGGAATGCTGCCACAGATCCTGCCAAGGATCAAGCTTTAATAACGGCAACATTACTACTGGACAATCAGCATTATACTGGTTATATGGTGGTGAACACCCAGGCATTGGCATTCCCTCGTGTTGGTGAGTATTTTGATCCGCGAGTCGGTTCGGTTGTCATTTTTGAAAGTGACGTCGTTCCGGCTCGTATCTTAACCGCCAATTTCGAGCTCGCACTGCACCTATTGAACAATTCAGGTTTATTGGATGACATCGGTAAGGTGAAAAATATCAGAGTGGGCAAGGTTGCACTGGACAATGTGAGAGATCCCAATAAGATCCCTTACGCTGTCAGCATCCATGTCAGACCTCTGTATACAAGAGCGGGTTATGCCAGCAATTGGCATAGAGCGAACTGATGGGCTATGTAAATCTCATAAACAAGAATGTAGATTTTGCATTCACAGCGGTTAAAGACTTAGCTGCCGATGTGGTGTTGACCAAGAAAGTCATCACCGGTTTCGATTTCGGCAGTGGAGCCAACACAGCTGGGTCCGATATTGTTTTAAATGTTAAAGCCATCGTCACCAGATTGGAAAAGGGCGACGTAGATTCGAAAAAAGCTTCCAGCAGAAACACTCAGCAAAAGAGTATTATGCTCCAGAAGCAAGATGTCGATGACGTCACTTTTTACGACACGATACTCATTGCCGGTCAGATATGGAATTTGGGTAAAGTAATCAGAGAAGATGGTTTCGTAGTTGAAGTGGAAGCATTCAGAGAGGTTTGATATGGGTAAATACGCGATTGTAATGGGGGATATCTTTTCCGTGTTTGACGCCGCAGGTTGGCAATCGGAAAATATAAAAACATATCCTCAAAATCACATTCCCATAGAAGCTCCCGCTGAATGGTTACGAGTTTCTATTGTTCCTTCCAGTTTCTTGTCAACATTAGATTCAATTTCAGGTCAATTAATTATAGATATATTCACGTCTGCTGGAAATGGTCCGAAACGACCTTTCGAAATTGCAGATCTCTTGGATCAATACCTCACCGGTAAATACTTGGAAACAGGCGGTGAAGGTGCTACTCAATTTTTGAATAGCTCAATGGGCGACGGCACATTGGATGCTGACAATCCCTCATTGTATAGATCCATTTACACAATTTCTTTTAATTATACTGGAGTACAATAATGTCTCAAATTGCCTCAATCGGTGCAGGTCTCTTCTCCGATATTTCTGTTTGTGTCGACATCGGTGCCGGTAGTGATACCGAAACTCTTATCGATGCGATCGCCGCCGGTACGCAAACCGAAACCAATTTCAAAGATTGTTTCGCGGTGGAAATCGCCGTGGGAACTGCAGCCGGTGCAGCAGGTACTGGTGAATTCAATCGTATCAAGAACGTTCGTGAATTTCCCGCGATCGGTACACCGCCCAATGTTGTTAACGTACCTGTTTACGGTTCCAAGACTTCTCAGCAAATCCAGGGCCAGGCCGATGCACCTTCCATTGAATTGTCATTGAACTTTGTCGGTGACGATTGGCAGGATGCTGCGGATTATCTCGGCGAGAAAGTCGGTGACGGCCTTCAATATGTGTTCCGTTTCGCACTGCTGAACGCGGAGCCTTCTGCGTACGCATCAGTCGTGGGTGAAATCGGTTCTGTGGAAAACAGCCAGTACTTCTGGATCGGTAAAATGGAAGCGCTCCTGGTCAATCCTCAATTGACCGACGCAAACACCGCAACCGCGACCATCACAGTTCAATCGGACTTCTACGGTGCCTTCACCGATTAATAGTACTAATGGGGACTCCGATATGGGGTCCCCCATTTTGAAGAATATTATGACAGATATCCAGAAACCATTTAGCCAAGCATACGTTCTGCGGACCACCGCGAAACACATGCGAAAGAGTATCGACATCAGCATTCGTAAGACATTCGAAAGAGTGGCTGAGTTTGCCGATAATCAAGAGAAATCCAAAGAGGTCTTTTTGACTCTATCATTACTGCATCAGATGAGGAAACAATTGGATGACTTCCAATATGCAAATTCCGACAATTTCAAAGGAGAATAATATGTCCGAAGGTGGACTCAAAAGCCTAATAGGTAAGCCCCAAACAAAGACGTATGACTTTATGGGTGAAAAGATCACTGTGAAAAAATTGACAGTGGAAGAAGTCATGAACATTCAGGACAGCGTAAGTCGTAAGGATGACGAAGATGTCACAGAGACAGAAGCCTTCGCATCTCTTCGTAATGTCATTCGCATGTCTTGTCCTGCTTTTGATGAATTGGATGACGGCGATTTCAACCAGCTTCCTTTGGACGATCTCACAAAGCTGTCACAAGAAATTATGAGGTGGTCCGGCATTTCAGGGGGAAAGTAGAACTCTCTGATCAAGAAAACACTCTATATGAAATAGCGTATGCTGTGGGTATACCGGTGTATGTGCTGTGTCGAGACATGCCGTACAGTGAATTTGTGGGGTGGATTGACTTTTTCAACAGGCGTCCAATTGGTTGGAGAGAAGACGATAGGACGTACAAATTGATGGCGACATTCGGCGCTAAGGAAAAACCTTGGGTGCTGTTTGATAGCTTAAATCGCATGCACAGACATGAGGAAGAGAAAGCCGCGATGCAAAACATCACAAGTAGCTTCGCA